ACTCGCCTCTTGATTTGAATGCTGGCTTTGCCTTGGTTGCGACAAACTGCATCATTGACCAGTTTGGTCGTATTGGTTCACGCCAAGGGTTTTCAAGAGTCAATGCTTCTTCAGGCGACCTTGGTGCAAATGATGTCAAGGTCATCCATGAGTTAGTGCAAGAAGATGGTTCTTTGACTGTTCTTTTCACTGGCAACAATAAGCTGTTCAAACTTGATGGGTCAAACAATGTTGTGGAATTGACCTATGGGGGGGGTGGTGTTGCACCAACCATTACCGCAAGCAATTGGCAATGTGCTTCTTTAAATCAGATTACTTATTTCTTTCAGTCAGGCTTTAACGCACTGATTTACGACCCTGCCGTATCTACAACAACATTCCGCAGGGTGTCTGAGAAAGTAGGGTATGTGGCTACAGTGCCTGATGCAGACATTGTGATTTCAGCATTTGGTAGGTTGTGGGCGGCAAACACTAATTCCGACAATTCAACTGTTTTCTTCAGTGACTTGATTGCTGGTCATGTTTGGTCAACAGGAACTGCTGGTTCTTTGGATGTGTCAAGGGTGTGGGTAAATGGTTCAGATCAGATTACTGGTTTGGCGGCACACAATGGTTTCTTGTTCATCTTTGGTAAGCGTCAAATCTTGGTGTATGCCAATGCCACTACCCCCGCCACCATGCAGTTAAGCGACACTGTAGAGGGTATTGGTTGCATTGCCAGAGACAGCATTCAAACTACCAGCACTGATGTGCTTTTCTTGTCTAACTCTGGTGTCAGATCGTTGATGAGAACAATTCAAGAGAAGTCTGCGCCTGAGAGAGACTTGTCTAAGAACATTCGCAACGACTTGATGAGTACAGTAGCTGGCGAGACAATGGCAAACATTAAGTCTGTTTACAGTGAGAAACAGGCGTTTTATTTGTTGGTGACTCCAAGTATTGACACGACTTGGGTGTTTGACACCAAGGCTTATTTGCCTGATGGTGCGGCTAGGGTGACGATTTGGGATTCAATCACGCCTACAGCTTTGTTGTCTAAGCGTGATGGTAGTTTGTTGTTGGGTCAGAATGGTTATGTGGCTTTGTACAACACTTACCAAGACCACACCGATTCCTATCGAATGCTGTATTACACCAATCATGCTGATCTTGGCAATCAGAATGTGACTTCAATCTTGAAGAAGTTGTCTACAGTTGTGATTGGTGGCACAAACCAAACTTTGACATTTAAGTGGGGTTTCGACTTCAAAACCAATTACTTGTCTGACAACGCAACAATTCCAGAACAAGATGTTTACTATTATGGTATTGCAGAGTATGGGTCAAATGCAACTGTCATTGCCTACTACTCTGATGGTGTTGCCATTCAAACATTGACTGTTTCGGCATCAGGTGCTGGCAAGATTGTGCAAACAGGCTACGAGACTGACATCAATGGCACTGCTTTGTCTATTCAAAAGATTGAGATTCTTGCCAAACAAGGCAAACTGAGTTAAAGGAGAAGATTGTGTCCAATTACACCAAGAGTACGAACTTTGCAACCAAGGATGCGTTAGCTTCTGGCAATCCTTTGAAGATTGTCAAAGGTACAGAGATTGATACTGAGTTCAACAACATTGCTACTGCTGTTGCGACTAAGGCAGACTTGGCTAGTCCTACCTTCACTGGTACGCCTACATTGCCTACGGGTACGGTTGCTGTTACTCAGGCTAATGGCAGTAATACAACCACTATAGCCACCACTGCTTTTGTTCAAGCGGCAATTGCTTTGTTGTATCCAGTTGGTTCTATCTACACAAACGCAACTGTTAGCACTAACCCTGCAACTTTGCTTGGTTTTGGCACATGGACTGCATTTGGTGCTAGTCGTGTCATGGTTGGTTTTGATGCTTTTAATCCACTATTTGATACTGGTGAAAAATCTGGCGGTAGTGCAGATGCAACATTGCCAACCCACAATCACGCTATAGGTAGCGTAGCAGTTTCAACGACCACTACTTTAACTGGTAATGTTGGTGCTAAAGCAGTTAATGCTGGCGCATCAGGTGTATTTACAGCAACTGGTGCGGGAAATTTATATGAAGGCGGTGGCTTCTACGGTGTTAGTACTTTCAGTATGAACGCTAATCACAATCACACTCTTTCAGGAAATGTTGATTCTGCTGGTTCAAGTGGCACTGATGCTAATTACCAGCCATACATTACTGTCTATATGTGGAAAAGAACGGCATGAAAAATCCTGAAATATTGCATCACTTCTCTGATGGGCTATATGCCAAGCAGTCATGTTTCCCTGCTGGCATGGCTATCTTGAAGCATACGCATGACTTTAGCCACTTGTCGATATTGGCACAGGGCAAGGTTGCTGTATTGCGTGGAAACGAGATTGATATTGTGGAAGCACCAGCGTGTATTGAAATTAAAGCAGGGTTGACTCATGGAGTCAAAGCGATAACAGATTGTGTTTGGTTTTGTATTCATGCCACTGACGAGAAAGACCCGTCAAAAGTGGATGAAATTTTGATAAAGGGAGATTGATATGCCAGCAGTATTAACAGCAGCAGCAATTGGAGCGGGGGCATCACTGCTTGGCGGGTCGATGCAAGCAGATGCTACTAGAGATGCTTCACGACAATCTGCACAAGCGAATCTGGAAGCTGCACGACTTGCGGCTGAAGCGGCTAAGTTTCGCCCTGTTGGTATAACTACTCGTTACGGCACTTCAAACTTCCAGTTTGACCCTAGCGGGTATGTGTCTGGTGCTGGTTACACAGTAGCCCCTGAATTACGAGCCTATCAAGATAGATTGATGGGCTTGACTGAAAGAGGTTTGGGTCAAGCAGAAGCTGGTGAGGCCATGCTTAGACCGACTATTGGTGCGGCAGGGACTTTGTTTGATTTAGGTACTAGATATTTAGACCAAACTCCAGAACAAACTGCACAGAAATACATGGAGAGTCAATACAACTTGCTTGCACCAAGTCGTGAGCGTCAATATGCTCAGTTGCAAAACCAGTTGTTCCAAACAGGTCGTGGTGGCTTGTCAGTAGGTGCTACAGGATTGCGCCCCGGAGGTGGTTTAGGTTTAGGCGCAAGTCAACCTGAATTAGAGAGTTATTACAACGCTATTGCCCAACAAGATGCAGAGTTAGCCGCAAGAGCAGAAGAAGCTGGAAGACAAAGAACTGCATTTGGCGCAGGATTATTTGGTACTGGCTCAGATATTTATAACTTGTACTCAACAGGTCAAGTAAACGCTTTGAATCCCTTTGCAACTTACTTGGGTGCTGGTTCTACCATTGAGGATCTTGGTCTTCAGCCATTAGATATAGGCGCACAGCTAGGCGGTCGTGCGGCTACTGCTGGTGGCAATGTTGGTCAATTCTTGTTGTCAGGAGGGCAAGGTGCGGCAAAGGCTATTCAAGGTGCGGCTGGTAGTGGAATTGGTAAATCACTAATGGGGCTTGCCGACAATCCTTATGTAGCCTATGGTATAAATCAATACTTTAATCCGCCTAAACAAACAGACTATTCTTTGTCAACTCCAGTTTCAAAAGGTGGTCTTGGACTGAAAGCTCCAAGTTCTTTTGGTTATAACTCAATTGATTAAGGAATAAATCATGCCAACCCGTGACTTTAGAATTCCACAAGATGGACTTTTTTATAATCAGTATGTTAATCCTGACTATGATTCTCTATTAGCTAAAAGAAATCGAGAAATTGATATGAATGAGGCAAGAAACATCGTATTAAGATCAGCTACCCCTAGAGCTGACTCATCTTCTGACGGTGGCACTAAGGAAGCAGTAACAGATACTCTACAATTTAACCCATACCTGCAACAACCTTTTCGTTTTGAGCCATTGATGTCTAACCAACCTTCCTCTGTTGTGGGAGGAATGTTTAGCCCTGAAATCTCTCGTGCGGCAGAGATGCAATATCTTCAAGGTCGTCAAAAAGAAATGCGTGATCGTGCATTAGCGTTTGCACAGTTATCCCCTATGCAACAAGCAGACTATGGTTTCTACCGTGGCGGACAACAGTTAGGTGATGCTGTTGGTGGTGCTTTGGGTGGACAAGACCCTCAGTTGAAATTAATTTCTCAGCGTCAACGGTTGCTCAGTCAACTAGATAGAAGCGACCCAGAGTCTTACAAAAAAATAGCGTTGCAAGCACAACAAACTGGCGATTCTGAGTTGGCTACGCTTATTTCTGAAGCTGGTCGTAAGTTAGAACTTGATACAAGTTTAATTAAACAAAGAAATCGTGAGGCAAAAGGTGCAGAGCCTATTGAACAAATTATTCGTTCAGGCAAATACACTCCTGCAAGCGTAGAAGCTTATGATCTTAGCGGCAAAATTTCTGACCTTAGAGAAGTTGATAGTCCAGAAAAAAAATCAGCAGGACAAAAAGAAGCCGAAAGAATTGCTGAAATTACTCGTATTTTAGATCAGGGTCAGACTATATTGCGCCCAATTGAAAAACAAGCTCTTGAAGCAGAACGGGCAAGGTTGGAAAACGAGCCAAAAGAAGCAATTACTCAAATTGAAAAACTACAAAATTATCGTGATGCTTTAATAGCGTCCAATGCCCCTGCATCACAAATTAATGAAGTTAATGCGGTAATTAACGCTTTAGCTGAAGGTAATGCACCTAAGATTATTATGCCGGGAGACAGAGTAGAGCCAAAAGATTATTTAAAGTTTGTTGAATACATTGACAAAACTCCGACCATGACTAGAACATCGTCAATTATTTCTGATGCGCCAGCCGCAATTGAAATTATTCAAAATTCTACTGAAAATAATTTTTCTGCCGCCGCTTTACCCGCCGCAATTGCAAAGATGACTGGTGAAGGAAAAAATATGTCTAATCAAGACATTGAGCGTTATACCAGAACTGGTGGTTTTGACGAAAGAGTTAAAGGAGATATTGTTAAATTTTTTACAGGCAAAAAAACCGATGTTACAAAAGCACAAGCAAAACAATTTGCTATTGCTTTGTATCGTGGTGCTTTGATAGAAAGAAAGAAATTTATTCAAGAACAAGCCGAACAACTTGGTTACGATAAATCACCAAATTATGATTCAGCAATTAGACAAATTGATAAAAAACTTGAACAATTTAAGTTAATTAAACCTGAATCTACTAACCCGTTAGTTTATGATGATAAAGAAGAAGAAAAACGTTATCAAGAATTTAAAGCCAAACAAAAAGGAAACACGCCATGACAGAACAGGAAAAATTTAAGTTTCGTCTGCGTATGGAGCAAGAAGCTGAACAAGAGCAATCGCCATTTATATTAATTGGTGATCAGCCTCGCCCTCCAACAAATGCTGAAGTAATAAAAGAAGCAATTGGCAGGGCTGTTACAAAATATCTAGCGGCAATGAGTGCGGCGGCTACTTATTACGGAACTCTTGGTGAAAATGAATTTCCATCGCAATTAACTCCACAAGGAGCAACAGAACAAGCTATGGATAAATTTAGTCGTAGCATAGGTTTGCGACCTGAATTGCGTCCAGCAAATGAATTACAAAGATATTTAATGTCTGGAATTGGAGGAGCAGCTGACCCCGCAAATTTAATAGGTTTAGGCGGCGTAAAAACAGGTTTAGGTTTATTGTCAAAAGGCATATTTTCTCCTGAAGGTGCAAGAATAGGATTGCAATTAGGTGCGGGTGGCACTGCTGGTATTGGTGGAGAATTTGGTGGTGATGTAGGCGGTTTAATAGGTGGCACACCGGGTCAAATAATAGGTGGTGTTGGAACGGCTATTATTTTTGGTGGAAGTACAGTAGCCGCTGGTCAAAAAT